GCACCGGGTCGCTGGCGCCGGCGCCGCTGCTCCACGGCAGGAAATCGTCGTCGCCGAGGCTGTATCGCCAGGTCAGGTCGGGCTCCCAGCTGGCGCCGAACGCGGCGAGCGGCTGATCGCCGTAGGGGATCACCCGCAGCCTGTTGCCCGACCACACCACCGCCGAGACGGTCAGCGCGGCAATCTCGTCGAGCCAGCGCGCCGCCGGCTGCTGGCGGTCGAGCAGCAGCGACATCGCGAGCCCGGCCGCCTGGCAGTAATTGCCCCAGTCGGCGAGTGCCGCCGCATCGAGATGCGCGGCGGGAAAGCCGGCGCCGTAGCGCGGATTGGTCAACAGGTCGGTGACGATCAGGTCGGGCCGCGCGTCGTTGGGAAAGGTGGCGCCGCAGGTGCCGGCGCAGAACCCGGTGATCTCGAACGACACGTTCGGCAGGGCCGGCGCCGAGCCCAATTGCAGCGGCGTGCCGGTGACGTAGGCGGTGCCGGAATAGCCGATTACCGGCTGGTTGGTGTCGCCGCTGGCGAAGACCGGGTCGGGGGCCTGGCCGTCGCCGCCGGCGTAGCCGTTGAGCCCGACGCTGGCGAGGCCGGTGGCGACCCCGTCATTGGCCCAGATGCGGTTGCCGGCGGCGCCGCCGAAGGTCGAGCCGGTGAACGAGACCGGCCCCTGGCAGAGCGCGAAGGCGGCGTTGATCGCGTAGTTCTGGTTCGCCCCCTTCTTGCCGCCGGCGGCGCCGATGCCCTTGCCGCCCTTGCCGCCGCCGGAGGCGGCGAAGCCCCACAATTCGACGACGTTGACGCTGACCCGGTGGGTCCCGTAGCACAGCGCGATCGGGCTGCCCGCCTGGCTGGTGTTGTAGCGCAGCGAGCCGAGCTGGGGATGGTCGAAGGCGTTGACGAACGGGGTCGGCCCGCCGCCCTTGCCGGTGTCCGCGCGGTCAGTCATCGATCACCCGGAAGAATTTCACCGCCCGCCCGGCGAGCGGATAGAGCGTCGCGTCGCCCCACACCACCCGCCCGACCGCCCAGTAGGCGTGGATCACCCGCGGCCAGGCGGCGACGATGGCGCCGTGCGAAAAGGTGCGGCCGAAGCGGAATACCGCAACGTCGCCCGGCAGCGGCGGACCGTCGATCTCGCGGCCATGGGCGAGCAGCCGATCGAGATAGCGCTCGGCGTCGCGATGCATGTGCCAATCGGGCGGGTAATAGCCCGGATCGACATGCGCGACGAGGCCGCAGCGCTCGTAGACCTCGGCCAACAGCATCGCGCAGTCGACGCCGGCGCCGCGCACCCGACCCTGGTGGTGAAACGGGGTGCCGAGCCAGCGCTCGGCCTCGGCGACCACCGCCGCCCTCGCCTCCGCCCCGCTCATCTCACACCGCCAGTTCCGGCGGCGGGATGAAGGGAAACCCGCCGTAATGGGCCAGATTGCCGAAGGTGTCGCGACAGGTCGCCAGCGTGTGGTCGCAGCCCGGCAGCAGCCGGAACGTATCGCCCGCCGCCACCGGATACAGCCACGCCTTCAGCAGATAGGCGGTGCCGTCGAGGAGCTGGGCGATCGTCCGGGTCTGTCCGGCATTGGCGCCGGACAGCGCCGCGATCGTGCCCTGGTTGAACAGGGTCGGCGGGTTCGGCGCCAGCCCGGTGACGATCGCCGCCTGGTTCGAGCCGGCAAGCGCGGCGACCGTGGCGGCGAGGCTGTCGCGGTCGAAGCCGCACATCGCGTCGCCGAACACATGGGTGCACGGCGCCTGGTAGAGCCGCCGCGGCATCTGCTGCAAGGCCAGCAGGTTGATCAGCGACTTGACCTTGATGTCGATGCGGCTGCGCCCGACATCGGCGTCGGCGACGATGCCGTAGAACCAGATGATCGCCCCGAGCGCCACGGACGAGGGCGCATCCGGCGGGGCGAAGAAGCGGTCGAGCTCGACGGTGGCGCCGTCGAACTCGCCGAGCCGCACCGCCTCGGCGAAGGTGAAATCGCCGACCTTGTCGTCGGCCCCGGCGAACACGGTCAGGTCGAGCTCGGTCGGCTCGACCCCGATCTTGGTGGTCACCGTCGAGCGGCCAAAGCGCGGCCCCAGCGCAAAGCTGGTGTAGCCGGCGGCGTCGTAGTTGAGGCTGCCGGCGGGGAAGGCGGTCCCCGGCACGGTCAGCGCCGCGGCGCCGCCGGAATAGCGCAGCACCGTCCCGCCGGGCAGCGCAAAGGCGTAGAGATCGGTGATGACGAAGCTGTCGTTCTGCGCCAGGTAGTCCACCAGCGCGGGCGTGGCCGGCCTCATGGCAGCACCGACACCAGCTTGACTTGGCGCAATGACCAAAGCCGGTACATGAAATTCTCGAACTCGGCCGAATCGTCGCTGAAGCGGACGCGGAAGTAATAGGTGAAGTCGGCGGTGACGCTCTCTCCCGCCGGCGGCGGGGTGGCGAAGCTCACCAGCCCGCTGGCGGGATCGACCGAATAGAGCCCGGCGCTCTGGCGCACGCCGTTGAAATAGACGGCGCCGACCGCATCGGGCGCGGTGATCGGCTCGGCAAATCCGGCCATCGAGCGCACGAGCTGAAACGCCGCGGCGCTGCCGTTCCCGGTGCCGAGCACCTGGCCGGCGACGCTGTTGTCGCTCGGGTCGCGGTACAGAAACGGCTGGAACGCGCCCTGCTGCTGCAGAAAGAACCCCATCAGCGTGCGCAGCTCGTCGTAGCCCGAGCCGTCGCGCAGCAGCGTATAGGTCAGCGTCCAGGTCCAGATCGGGGCGGGCTGGTCGAGCGCGCGCAACTCGCGCCCGGCGACGGCGCGCTGCACCCGGGTGGCAAAGCGCGGCTGCTTGCTGACGCTCCAGCCGAGGCCGGGCAGCTCGGGGAAGATTGCGGTCACTTGCGGTCCTAGAAATTGCGCGGGGTCAGCGCGTTCTGGCGGAACATGTCGCGGATCGCGCCGGCGTTCTGGCGCAGGTTGTCGCGGAACCAGCGGCTGATCGCGGGAGCGTCGGCCGGGCCGTGGAAATGCGCATGGAAATGCGCCGCGCCGCCGCCGGCGATCATCGCCTGCAGCCCGTCGCTGATCGGCGCCGGCAGCACCATCTCGCGGGCGTGCAGCAGCGCCGGGGTGGCGCCGGCGAAGTTCGGCAGCACCCAGCCCCCGGCGGCGCTCGGCACGATGCCGCCTTTGGCGAAGCCGAACAGCCCGCCGAGCCAGGCGAAGAAGCCGCCGCCGCCGGCGGCAGCCCCGCCCGCCGCCGCGCCGGCGGCGCCGAGCCCGCTTGCCGCGGCCGCCCCGCCGCTCGCCGCCGCCGCGCCGGTCAGCGCCGCGGTCAGCGTCGCCATCGCGGTCGTATTGGCGGCAAGCGCGGTGGTGTTGGCGGCAAGCGCGGTGGCCTCGGCCGCCGTGCCGGCGCCGGAGAACAGCCCGCTGCCGAACAGTCCGCCGGGCTGGTTGATGCCGACCAGCGCCATCAGCCCGGCGCCGAGCCCGCTGCCGCCGGCGGCCTGCGCCGCCGTCACCGCCGAGGACACCGCCCCGCCGGCCAGCCCGGCAAGGCCCGAGGCGGCCCATTTCGCCGCCATCGTCTCGATCTGGTCGAGAAAGAAGGTCTCGACCTCTTGCATCAGCCGCGCCGAGCCCTTGGCCCAGGTGGTCTGCCCGGTCAGCATCTCGTTGAAGGTGCGCTGCACGCCGCTGCCGAGCCGGTCGAAGGCCTGTTCGTAGGCGCGCCCGATGCGGTCGGCCTCGCGGCGGGCGGCGTCCGCGAGCTTTTGCTGGTCGGCGGCGGCGGTCTCGCCGTATTGCGCCTCGAGCTGCATCAGCGCCGCCATCACCCCCTGCTTTTCTTCGAGCGAGGCGCCGTCCGTCCGCACGATCGCCTCGAGGCGGTCGCTGAGCTGGTCGTAAAGCTGCGCCGTGTACTGGATGTCGAAGCCGAGCGCCTGCTGGGTCGAGATCTGCTTGATGTCGACCATCGTCTGCATCGCGCTGCGAAAGCGCCGCAGCGCGCTTTGCGACAGCAGGTCGAGCGAGGACGAGACGTTGCCGATCGCGGCGCCGAGCGCGTCCATCGCCGCCTCGGCCGCCGAGACGTCGGCGCCGAACCTGATCCGGACGTCATCCGCCATGAACCACCCCTGGGCCGGGCGCGCCGGCCGCCGGGGCCGCCGCCGCTATTCGAGGACGAGGGTCGTCGCGGTCTTGATGCCGCGGGCCGACGGCACCGGCTGGTAGCCGTCGAACTCGACGATGCCGCGCAGGCTGAACCGGACCCCGCAATAGGGAATGTCGTCGGCGTGCGAGAACAGCGTCGTGTGGTTGAAGATGCCGCGCCGCTCGACCTTCTTGTCGGTCACCACCGCCGCCTTGAGCCGGTTTTCGAAGAACCGGTAGAAGGCGGGCTTGGCCAGATCGGGACAGCGGTTGCCGAGCGCGGCCGCGACGATGTCGTAGAGAAACAATTCGTCGAACTCGCGCTCGGTGTGCCGCGTGCCCGGGTCGTGCGGCAGCAGCACCGTGACCCGCACGACGCGGTCGTCGGCGATATCGGGCGCCAGCTCGAGATGCAGGATCAGCGCCACCTGGCTGCCGGGAAACAGCACCGGCAGGGCGATCAGCCGGTGCGCCGGCTTGCCGTTGACGTCGCGCTCGCGCCGCAACGCGAGCTGGGCGGCGGCGCGATCGGCGTCGAACCGAGTCGCGGCGGCGAGCGACAGGATGCAGTCGGCCACCGCGGTGCCGACGCAGCCGGGCCGCTGGCTCGGCGGCGGCACCGCCGGCACCGGCGGCGGCGGCGCAGCGCAGGCGGCAACGACCGCCGCCAGGGCGGCGAGGAGAGCGGGGCGCATCGCGCAAACCTAGCGGCTGGCCCCGCCGTCCGGCAACCGCAGCGCGAGCCGGCGCTGCCGGTTGCGGGCCCGCATCGCCTCGGCATCGAGCACCGGCTCCGGCATGCCGTGGGGGCCGGAGACCACGCGAATCCCCGGCGCCGCCGCCAGCGCGGCAAGGTCGGCCGGCTCGTCGCGCGCCTTCTTGTTCCAGCCGAGCATCGCGGCGATCGCCTGCAGCATCAGGTGCGCCGGCGGGTTGTCGGCCCAATAGGCGAAAATCTCCTCCGCCTCGGCCAGCGTCATCCGGTCGATGACCGGGTAGGAATAGCCGCAGCCGGTGGCGAGGGCGCCGTAGACGCCGGCGAGCCGGGCTCGGCACTCGCCACCGGCAACCCTTCCCCCGCCGCGGCCTCGGCGCGGGACAGCCCGGCGGCATTGAGGATCGCGGCGACCGCGGCGTTGGCCTCGTCGAGGCCGATCTCCAGCGCCATGACCGCCTCGACGGTCAATTCCGGGTGAGCGCGGGACAGCCCGGCGGCGATGATCTGCGCCGCCGCCTCGACCAGGGCGCCGCCGCTCTTGCCGCCGAGCGCGGCGATCGCGTCGAGCAGCAGGCGGAGCTGCCCGAGCGTCAGCGGCCGCAGCTCGTAGTCGCGGCCGGCCAGCTTGAGCCTCGCCATCGTCACTCGCCGGTGCTGAGCGTGCCGATCGTGCCGGTGGCGTCGGCAAAGGCGCTGAAGTCGAATTCCTGGATTTCGTAATCGTCGGTGCGGGTCGGCAGCGACAATTTGGTTGCGGTGCAGGCGTTCAGCACCAGCGACAGCCCGGCCGGCACCCCCTGGGTGGTCTTCACCGTGTAGAAGGTCGCCTTGAAGGTCGGGGTGAAGCCGGCGAGCTGGTTGGTCAGCACCAGCTTGCGCCCGCTCGTAGCGCTGTAGAGATAGGAGACCAGCAGCGCGGCGCCGGCATCGCCGGCGGCAAAGCTGTAGACCCCGGTCGCCAGGTTGACCGAATACTGGCCCGCCGCCGCCGGCGTCGTCACCCGGACCAGCCGGTTGCCGGCATTGACCCCGGCGGCGTAATAGACGCCGAGATCGTCGCTGTAGGTGGCGGCATTGGCGACGCTGACGGTGAACGGGGTGGTCGCCGGCACCGTCGCCGCCTCGTTCTCGGCCACGGTGAGCTGGCCGCTGGCCGGGCTCTGGCCGAAGAACAGATCGCCGTAGATCGCGCCGAAGATGCGCGCGAACTTGGCCTTGCCGGTGATCTTGCCCTGGCCGCGCGCGATATCGAGCGGGAACTGGTACTGGCCCCACAATTCCTTGGTCGTCCAGTCCCAGTCGATCTGGACGTCCTGGAGAATGCCGAACTGGTCGGGCCCGATACCCGAGCCGGTCACGTCGGTGCGGTTGCCCCACAGCGCGCCGGCGCCGAATGCCAGCTGCATGTTACAGGCCCTCCTTCAAGCGCCGCTTGAGCTCTTCCTTGGCGGCGAAAGCGTGGTTCCACGCGGCGGTCACGCGGGCCACCGCCGAGCCGGGGAAGTGGTCGTCCCACCAGCGCTCGACGACGGCGTCGAGCGGGTGCGGCGAGGCGGGTGCGCCGTCCTTCGCGGCGGCGGTTTCGGCCATCATCGGCACTCCTTCTAAAGACAGAGGATTTCGATCGGCAGGATCGCCACCGCCTGGTCGCCGAGCACGCCCTCGTCGGTCTCGATCTTGCCGGCGAGGCAGGCGTGCCGGACCATGTCGGGCAGGCCGAGATCCTGCAGCCCGGTCGCCGGCGACGGCGCCAGCGCCGCCTCGACCGCATCGATCAGCGGGTTGAGCAGCGTCGCCGGCGGCCGGTACGGATCGCCCGAATGGACGTAGAGGTAGAGGTCGACGGCGAGCGTCCACACCGTCGGCGCGCCGAGCGCCTTGGTCTCGGCGGTCTCCGATTTCTGCGCCAGGAACAGCGCCGGCTGCTCGGGCGGCGCGACGTCGCTCCAGTGGCGCAGCCGCCGCTCGCAGGTGACGAACGGCGCCGCCGCGGCGACGCGGGCGAACAGCGCCGCATAGATCGCCTCGCGCGCGATCATGTCGTCACCGCCCGCGCCGCCGCGGCGAGCGCCGCGCGGGTCAGCGCGGCGCGGATTTCCGGCGCCATGTCGGCGAGGGCCGAGCGCATGAACGAGCGCTCCGGCATCGCCGCCGGCGGAACCGACACGCGGGCGAAAAAGCGCTCTTGGCCCCGCCACGGAAAGGCCAGGGCGCGGCCGCGCTGCGGCAGCACGAGGCGGGCCGGCAGGATGCCGCCGTATTCGTGGATCGCCGCGTAGGGCACATCGGTCTTCAGCGTCGCGGATACCGCCGAGCCGCGGCGCTCGACCGTGACCGTGACGCTTGCCGCCAGCCGGCCGCTGCGCCGCTGCAAGACCGCGCCCGACAGGTTGCGCTCGACCCGCAGATAGAGCGCCCGGCCGAGCTCCGCGACCGCCTGCGCCAGGCTGGCGTTCAGCGTTGCCGGCAGGGCGGCGAGACGGGCGGCGAGCGCGTCGCCGCCGTCGAGGCGGGCGGTGATCACAGCCCGCCCGCCAGCAAGGCCGGATCGGTCGACGTCGGCGCCAGCATGCGGGCAAAGCCCGAGCTCGGCGCGACCGCGCGATACTGCGACAGCGCCGTCTTCACGTCGTCGCTCATGTCCTTCTGCGAGAAGGTGACGGTCTCGCCCCCGCCGAGCGCCTTCGACACCTCGCCGATGCGGCCGCGTTCGCGGTAGCGCTGGCACACCAGCTCGATGCAGGCCTGGGCGAGGTCGGGCGGCGTCGCCTCGTAGCCGGCGGTATAGCTGACGACGACGTTGCGGGCGCGGCGGGTGAAGACATAGCCGCGCAGCACCAGCTCGGTCGGGCTGAAGACATAGCCGGCGGCGAAGCGGCCGTCCGCCGGCGCCGGCGGGATCGCCAGCCCGTCGATCGTCAGCGACAGCACCGCCAGCACGGGGAAGTTGGCGAAGGCGAGGCGCTGCCCGCCGCTGCCGTCGCGGATTTCGAGCCAGTCGGCAACCGCGATCTGGCGCCCGAGCCAGCTCTGGATGAACCGGCTCGCCGCGGTGATCAGCCGCCCGAGCAGCGCATCGTCGGTGGCCGGAAACGGGTTCTGCCCGCTTTGCAGCCACGCCTTGACGTCGTCGAGCGTGGTCAGGTCGCCGAACGCCATCGCCCCGCCCCGCCTCAGCCGTTGCCGATATTGGTGATGACGCCCATCGCGAACGGGGCGTAGACCGCGAGCACTTCCTCGGCATAGACGCCGACCTGGCGCTGCCGGGTCACCACCGGCCAGTCGATCTGGTAATAGTCCTGCCGGGTCTTGACCTCGGCGACGTTGGGCACCTCGTTCGACTGGTACTGGATCGGCAGGGTCTCGGCCCAGCCGACGATCGTGCCCGGCGGCACCCGCGGGTGGATGCGGATCGGGATGCGGAGCCCGCCATTGAGGGCGAACGGGTTGAAGTAGTACGACACCGCCCCGGCCGCCGCGAGGTCGTAGGCATTGCCGTCGCCGGCCACCTCGTAGCGCAGCAGCGGCGCCGAGGCGTTGGACAGCACCTTGTCGGTGATGTTCTTCAGCTCCTGCACGTTGACGTAGAGCACCGTCGGCGAGAGCTGGAAATTGTTCCACATCGTCTGGAACATCGCGTCGATCTCGACCACCGAGCCGCGGCCGGACGCGGTCAGCGGCGTGCCGGTGCCGGCGGTGCCGGTCGGCAGCACCCGGACATAGGCGTTGGAGCCGCTTTTGAGCGCGCTGGTCAGCAGCCCGTCATAGGCGTAGCTCGGATTGGCCGAGTTGTCGCCGGTGATCGCCGACTGCGCCTGGCCGGTGCCGGCAAGCGGCGCCGGAAACGCGACCGAGTTGATCGTCGTGATCGCTTCGAGCTTCTCCGCGCCGCTCGCGGTCCCGACATACCAGGCATAGGCGACCGCGCCCTGCAGCGGGGCGACGCTGGCGAACAGCGTCTGGCCCAGGGTCACCGCCTGGCTCGCCTCCGCCGAGATGGCGGACGAACCGCCGCACAGCGTGTAGCTTTTGCCGTCGGCGCCGGTGATCTCCTTGGTCGTGGCGACGCCGCCGGCGAGGCTCGAATTCTGGTAGCCTTCGAGGGTCAGTCCGACGACCTTGACGTAATAGGTCCCCGCCGGCAGCGTCGCGCCGGTGCCGGAGGCCGACAGCGCCGGCGTCGCCGGCGTGCCGAGCGCGAGCGAGGCGTTGCCGGCGAGGATCGCCATCTCCTCTTTAAGCATCATCTTCTGCAGCAGGCGGAAGGTCATCCGCGCCTGCACGTCCTCGAACTGGCGGCCGGCGCTGATCGCCTCGTAGGTCGCCGCGTCCTCCTCGCCGATCGTCACGTAGGTCGCCGAGCGGGTCGCGGTGGTGTAGCTCATCTGGCCCGAGCGCTGGCCCTCCGGGACCCAGCCCATCGCGTCGAAGCCGGAGCCGACGAGCGCGGTCACTTGGCGCCAGGTGGTCGCCGTGCCGGTGCCGCCGCCGACGCGCGGGATGACGTTGCGGATCGGCGTGACGAACGGGTAGAGGTTCTTCGCCGGCGCCTGCAGGTCGAAGGCGACGAGGCCGGTGCCGGTCGAGATCGCCTTGGCGATGCGGTCGTCGGGCGAGCGCAGCGCGCCCTTGACGAGGTCGAGCGTGTCTTGCGTGGGGTTCATCCTTTCCTTCCCTCCAGCGGGCAGCAAAAAACCCGCCGAAGCGGCGGGTACGGGAAACCTGTCGGGTCCGGGCCGGCTATCGCATCGGCGGCCGGATCGGGGTGGCGTGCGCCGCCTTGATCAGCGCCAGCGTGCGTTCCTCCTCGCTCATCCGGGCGAGGGCGGCGACGACCTCGTCGGGCGAGGCGGACGCGGCCGCGCCGTCGTCGCGCTTGGCGATGGCGCTGAGCCCGCGCCCGGCGGTCAGCGGCGGCAGCGGCGTCGCCGCGATCTCGTCGACCCGCTTCGCCAGCGCGTCGAGCCGCGGCAGGATTTCGCCGACAAAGGCCTTGGTCAGCTCGATCTCGTTGAGCGCCTTGAGGCAGGCGTCGAGCCGGCCGATCACCTCGTGCAGGCAGGTCATCGTCGCGTCATGGGCCTCGGCCGTCGCCTCGCCTCCGTCGCTTTTCCAGCAGTCGAACACCGCCTCGGGGTTGGCCGGACGGTCCACCAGGCTGATCTCGCTGAGCGCCAGCGCGGTGATGACGCGGCGGTCGGCCGGGTCGCGCGACTTGACCTTGCCGCCGATCGAGAAGCCCTTGTAGACGCCCTCGCGCACCTTCTCCCAGGCGGCGGGGTCGACGATGCGGGCGCCGACGAACAGGCCGCGCTCGTCCACCGTCGCCTCCTCGGCGACGCCGACCGCCGACATCCGGTGCATCTCGCGGATATTGGCGAATTTCATGTAGTCGGCGAGCGCGGCGGCGAGCGCCGCGCGGGTGACGATTTCGCCCTGGTCGTCCTCCGCCTCGGTCGAGGCATAGCCCCAGACCATGCGTTCGTCGGCGTCGATTTTGGCGATCGGGGCATAAAAGCGCATCGCGTCAGCTTCCTTCATCGGGAGGGATTGGCCGCGGCCGGCTGCATCGCCGGCCGCTCGCCGCCGGGGACGGGGTCGAGACCGAGCAGGTCGCGCGCCTCGTTGACCGCATAGATGCCGGCGCGGACATAGGTGTCGAGAATCCGGGCCTGCTCCATCGGGTCGCCCGGGCGCAATTCGCCCCAGGCGAATTCGAGATCGGGTTCGCCCAGCCGGTCCTGGATCACATGGTCGGCGAGCCGCTTGACCCAGCCCATCAGCGGCGCCATGCCCTCGTCGGCCGCGGCTTCCTGCGCGGTTTCGGCGGTGGCGCGGTTGATCTGGCGGGTAAAGGCGGTCGGCGGCAGCGAGAAGGCGTAGCAGACGATGCGCGCCAGCCACTCGTCGAACTCGTCCTTGTAGGGCGGCTCGCTGAACGCCTGGTACTTGGTCCCGCCCGGCGCCCAGACGAGCCGCGTGCGCGCCGCGGTGTTGCCGGCGAGCACGCTGTCGAACCATTCCTGGAACTGGCGGATCTGCTCCGGGTTCCAGCCGTCCGGGGCCGACAGGAGACCGGGCGGCACGTTGCCCTCGGTGAAGTGCTGGAGCTGCATCGCCTGGCGCCGCAGCGCGATGTTGACCGTCATCACGATCTGCTCGACCGGGCTGAACCCGTAGGCCTTGTGCGGTCGCGGGTTGCGCGGCAGGTAGAGCAGTTCGTCGGCGGTGAGCAGCTTCCACGGCCGCCCGTGAATCACCTGCTCGAAGGCCGGCGCCGGCGGCCGCGGCCGCCGCCCGGTCTCGTCGATCAGCAGCTTGATCGTCGCGCCGTCGACGACGTCGAGCCCGATCAGCGCACCGCCGCGGTTGCGCCGCAGCTCGAGCGCCGGCGCGTCGAGCACCAGCAGGTCCTCGAGCAGGTCGCGCAGCCAGGTGGCGAACGGCCGCTCGCCGTCGGGCCGGCGCCAGAACGCCTCGACCCGGGCGATCCGCGCCGGAATGTCGCCGCGCGGCAGCCGGCGCGCGCCGCGCGGCTTGATCGCCCAGTCGAGCCGTTCGATCTGGTCCTTGCGCGTCTCGATCGCCAGGCGGGTGATGTCGTGCGCCTCGGCGAGCGCGCGCAGTTCGGCGAAGGAGACCGGCTCGCCGGCGCGCGGCGTGTAGATCGTGTTGGCGCCGACCGGATAGTCCCAGCCGCGCAGCCGCTCGCGCTCGGGCGGAACCAGCGGCTCGCCGGGCGAGAACAGCCCCGCCAGCGGGGTGCGTATACCGCCTTGAGGAGGCATCAGAAATTGCTCCAGGCTGAGCGTTTCCAGGTGTTCGGCGCGGTGCAGGCGTAGAGGAAGTTCGAATCGAACTCGACCTGGCCGGTCTGGCAGGCGGCGGCGCTGCTTGCCGGCGTCCCGGTCGCCGGAAACATGCCGTTGGCCGAGGCCGTCGCCGGCGTCGCCCCGGCCACCCGGAAATTGCCGCTGCCGTCGTATTCGAGCCGGACCAGCTCGTAGTTCTGGCCGTACAGGGTCAGCGACGGCTCGGCGCCGCGCGTGCCCGGCATCAGGATCTGCCCGCCGCCGGTGGGATTGACCGCGACCGTCAGGGTCTTGCCGTTGTCGCTGGCGAACCCCATCGACCAGCCCGGCTGCAGCGACGCGGGTTGCGGCAGCGTCACCGTCAGCCCGGCGATCGGCGAGTTGTAGCTCGAGATCGTCAGCCCGCAATCACCCGGCCCGGCGCTGTAGCTGCTGATCGCGGGAAAGCTCCACCTGGCGGTGCAGGTGGCGCCGGCAAGCCCGATCGCCGCGGCGCTGCGCGGCGTCACCTGCATGACCCGGAAATTCGACCCGTCGAACTGCAGCACCGCGGTTTCGTAATCGCCGGCGGCGAGCGCCAGCGAGGTCGCCGTCGCGCCGCTGCCGGGATAGAGGATGCTGCCGCCGCCGCTCGGGTTGACCTGGACCGAGGCGGTCTTGCCGTTGTCGTTGGCGATCGCGATCGTCCAGCCCGGGTTGAGCGCGCTTGCCTGCGGCAGGGTCACGCTGAGATAGCCGAGCGGGCTGTTGAAGGCCGAGATCGCGTTGCCGTTGTCGGCGACGGTCGCGGCGTAGGCGCTTGCCGCCGGAAAACTCCACCGCGCGATGCCGCCGATTCCGGCGAGGCCGAGCTGCTGCGCCGTCGCCGGGGTCAGCTGCTCGACCCGGAAATTGCCGCTGCCGTCGTATTGCAGCGTGGCGTACTCGTAATCGTCGCCGGCGAGGGTCAGCGAGGTCTGCGCCGCGCCGCGCAGCAGCGGGTAGAGGATGTGGCCGCCGCCGCTGGCGTTGACCTGGACGGTCAGCGCCCTGCCGTGGTCGGTGGCAAAGCCCATCGACCATCCGGACGGCAGCCCGGCGGTCGGCGGCAGCGTCACCGTCAGCCCCGCCGCGGTGTTGTAGCTCGACACGACGTTGCCGTTGTCGCCGAGCCCGGCGGCATAGCCGGGACCCGACGGATAGAGCCAGTTGCCGGGCCAGTCGCGGCTTTCCGCGCCGTTCGCCGCCAGGGTGTTGCGGGTGGCGGCGGTGACGCGGAAATTGTTGCCGTCGCATTCCAGCGCGACGAACTCGTAATTGCCCGGGCCCAGCGTCAGCGCCGACATCGCCTTGCCGCCGGCGAGGATCGCGCCCGCCGGCGCGGCGACGGTGAGCCCCTTGCCGTTGTCGGTGGCGAAACCCATGCGCCAGCCGGCGCCGACCGCCGCGGGCGCCGGCAAGGTCACCGCCAGCGCCGCGCCCGGCGCGTTGTACGACGACACGCTGGTGCCGCTGTCGACCGCACTCGCGGTGAAGGTCGCGGCGGCGGGAAACTGCCAGGCCGCCCAGTTGCCGGTGCCGCTGATCTCGATCCCCACCGCCTGGCTCGCGCGGTTGACGACCTGGCCGGAATAGTTCGGGTTGATCAGCCGATTGTGCGTGCTGGCGGTGGCCGAAACCGCGGTGGTGCAGCCAAAATAGGGCGAGACGAAGCTGTTCTGGCCGTCGTGATCGAAGGTGATGCCGAGGCAGGTCGGCGACGCCTCCATGTCGAAGGCGAAGATCGTGTTCGAGAAGTTGTAGCCGTTTTCGAGCAGCAGCGCGGTGCCGCCGGCGGCGTTCGCCGAGCCGGCGCCGGACAGGCGCGAGAACTGCGTCTGTTCGAGCGCCAGCCCGGCCGCTCCGCCGGCCGTGTCGGCGATGGCGAAGATGTCGGCGTCGAGCACATAGTTGAGCTGCAGCGCGCCGGCCGCCGCGGCAGTGTTCGCATTGTTGACGACGAGATGGTCGAGCCGCAGCGAGTTGTGCGCGTCGGAGAAATCGGGCTTGCCGATCACCACCGCGTAGCCCGGCGTGTCGGCCGCGACGAACAGCGTACCCTCCGCGTGGAAATAGAAGCAGCCGGTCGGGCTCGCCGGCGTGCCGCCGGAGCATTCGACCTGCAATACCGGCCCGGCGGCGACGCTCCGCCCGTCGAGCGTCGCGCCCGCCGAGATCAGGCGGAAGCCGCTGCCCGAGCGTCCGGCATAGTCGATCGTCACCGGCCGGGTGATCTTGTAGGTCCCGGCCGACAGGTAGAGCGGCCAGCCGCCGGCGATTGCGGCGTCGATCGCCGCCTGCACCGCGGCGGTGTCGTCGCGACTGCCGTCGCCGGCGGCGCCGTCGCAGCGCACGTCGCGCCACGGCCGGCCCGAGCACATCAGCGCGTCGCCGTTGAAGGTCGCGGTGCCGCTGGCCGACAGGGTGGAGAAATTGCCCGGCGCCTGCGCCGGCGCGGCGCGCCCCGTCGTCAGGCACAGCGCCAGCGCCGCCGCCACGGCGCGGTCGAGCCGTCTTGCCATCGCCTACCACCGCCGCGCCGCAAAGGTCTGGCCGGTGGCGGTGCCGAACAGGCTGACCGGACCGCCCGGGCGATAGCCGGACGGCGTCGCGAACAGGCCGCCGTTGGCGGCGATCTGGATGCTGGCGCCGCCGGCGGAGGCGGTGCCGACGTCGCAGACCCACAGCGGCGAAGCCGAGTTGTTCTGCACCAGAAATCCGTTGGCCGGCACCGCCCCGCCGAACAGGAGCTGGGCGCTGCCGCCGGCCGCGACCGTGCCGCTGCCGTCGCTCGCCGCGGCCGCTGCGGCATTGATCACCGGCAGCGGGTTGGCCGCGCCGACCGGCGCCGCGACCCCGCCGGCGGTGACCGCGGGGGCGTGCACCGGCACCAGGTTGCCGCCGCCGTCGCTCTCGGTCGCGAGCGCCTGCACGGTGGTATTCGCGTCTTTGACGAGAAGCGTCATCTTCGCTCACTCTCCTTTCGCGGCGAGCCGGCGGTAGATCTCGAACATCGCCTCGCCCGGCATGCGCTCGAGCAAGAGGGCGCTCAGCGCCCACACCAGCGCATCGACCCGGTCGGGCGAATAGCCCGCGGCGGCGCGGTCGAAATCGGCGGTGAAGCCGCACATCTGGTCTTCGAGATGCGGGAAGGCGCCGAGGTGGCGCACCCGCCCCTGCTCGTACAGGGCGGCGACCGGCTCGGCCCGCGCAACCTTGCCGCGCGCCGCGCGCACCGCGGCGAACGGCACGTCGGGCTCGACCGCGCGCAGCGTCGCCTCGACCATCTCGCCGCCGTTGTTGATCTCGGCGACGATGCGGTCGGCCCGGTGCCGACGCCAGGCGGCGATCGCCGTCCTGGCCCATTCCGCCGGCGCATAGCGGCCCGACAGGTCGTCGAGGACATAGCCGATGCCGGCCTCGTCCTTGCCGGCGACGACGATGCCGGTCTCGTCGGCATCGGCGCCGCTGGTCGCCGCCGGGTCGATCGCGACGACAATGCGGCGCAGTTCCGGCGCCGTGTCGGTGCGCGCCGCCTCGACCGTCGCCCGGCTCCACAGCGCGCCGGGCGCGTCGTCGAGCAGCTCGGCATCGAGCTCCTGGCGGCCGAGCCGGGTCCCTTCGTAGCGGCGGACGATGCGGTCGAGAAAGGCGGGCGCCAGGTTGGCGCGGTTCTCCGCCGAGCGGCCGCGGGTCACCGCGACGTTGGGGTCGGCGATCAGGCCGCGCACCAGCTTGGTCGGCCGCGGCGTCGTCGTCACCACGGCGCGCGGATCGTCGCCGAGGCGCAGCCCGAACATCAGCATGTCCCAGGCGGCGGGGTAGCGCCACGCCGCCAGCTCGTCGCACCAGGCGAGGTCGTGCTGCGGACCGCGCAGCCGTTCCGGCTCGTCGGCGCTGAACAGCGTCGCGACCGCGCCGTTGGGCCAGGTCAGCCGCGCCTTCGACGGCTCGTAAAGCGGCCGCTCGCGAGGCAGCGCGATCGCCAGCAGCCCGCTTTCGCCTTCGACCATGACGTTGCGCGCGTCGGCGGCGGTCGGCGCGACGAGCGCGATGTGCCGCGCCGTCCGCGCCGCCACCCGCGCCCGCACGAATTCGGCGCCGCTGCGCGTCTTGCCGAAGCCGCGCCCGGCGAGCAGCAGCCAGACCCGCCAGTCTCCGGCCGGCGGCAGCTGGTTGTCGCGCGCCCAGAACGACCAGTCGTGGATCAGCTCATCCGCCTGCGCCCGGCTCAGGGTCCGGATCAGGCTCTGCCGCATCACCTCGGGCAGCGAGGCGAGCCACCTTGCGTGCAAGCACGTCGCGAGGGTCTTCCCCTTGTTCGGCCGGGGCGTCGTCGTCGCGGCGCCGGGGCGGAGCCGGGAACATGCCGAGATGGCGGGCGATCGCATCGAGTGCGGCCTTCTTGTTGTAGAGCTTGACCCGGTACTTGCCGGGGCCGCCGGTCGGCGCGATCTCGGAGATCGCCGCCGCGTCGGCCTCGCTGAGGGTTTCGGCCGGTTTGAACACCACCCCCTGCGGCCCCCACTCGACGATGTGCCGCAGATCGGCAAAGGCGATGTGCGCGTATTCCTCGAGCACCCGCTCGACGGTGACGCCGAGCCGGGCGGCGCGGGCGGCGATCTCCTCGATCTCGCCCGGCGCCGGCGCAACCCTTTTAGCCGGGCGCGCCCGTCTGCGCCGCGATGACCGAGCTCTCAACGGCGCCTCGCCCACTTCCGCCAGTGTGCCGGATGTGTAGCATATTCATCCGGATTTGTCAACAGAAAAATGCTATAGTCGCAATCAACGGTAACGCGTTTGCGCTTCGAGGGCGCCGAGCGCGGCGACCAGGATCCCGGAGGCCGCCTCCTGGCTCACCCGCCGGCCGCTCCAGCCCTGCTGGAGCGCCCATTCCTTCAGCGAGCGCTCCCAGCCGAGCACGTGCCACAGGCACGATCCGGCCGGCGAGGCGATGCCGCCGACCGCCTGGATCGCCTGCCACACCGCCCGCCGCGCCGC